TACATCCCCTCTAGGTCCGTCTTCTTTTTCTACTTGATGAAAAAGGTCAAACAGTCCATCGTCACCAGTAAGGTTGTAAAGCACTTTCGGTGCTCCTTTGACTGGGATAGGTTTTGTGAAAAGTCTCTCTAGTTCTTTAACTTTTTGTGGAGAGTCAGGTAACGCCCATGTTCCTTCTGTTATCATCTCCTCACCCTGAGTTCTGTCTTCGCAATAATAGTTCAGCTCAAACTTACCAGAGTCCATTCCGTATACTTGTGCGTGTAGTCTCTTTCTCTCTGGTTTACCAGTCTTAGCGTTATATCCTCCAATTGAGTATGAGTTCGTCTTACCCTTGGATGGTTTCTTTGGTCCCATGTTTACTTTCTGGAACCATTCTTCTGCGTCGACTTCAAAGTTGTGTTTCTTGAACGCATGGTTGATAGCATGAGTCAGAGCATCTGCCATTGTTGGATGGTATATTTCGTAGTCAGCTCCTTTACCTTCTTCGACCTGTTCCTCTTCTTCTACTTCTTCTGGTCGATGAGTCCAATACTTCTTCTGTTTTCCTTGTCCAGATGACCATTGTTTCCCACCTTTACCAGCACCATGTTTGTGATACTCGGCGTGGGATATTTCTCGTTCTTTCCCTTCTTCTATTTCGTGAACTTCCCCTTCGGTCATGATAGTTGTCTCTGTCAATGTCAGAGTTTCGGATATCATATTCCTCGCGAAAGTATCAAGACAATCTACGAGATGAATATATTCGTCTTCTGTGAACTCTTCAACTTTCAGACCAAAGTTAGTACAAAAGTCGTTAACTTCGTCAAAAGCCATTTGAGAATATTCTTCACTCTCAAACAGAAGATTTAAAGAGTTGTCTACTGCTTCTGTTTTCATGTCTTTCTTCCTTTTGAAAGGTGGAAACTGGTCAGTCCCTTTAATGGCTCCAGTCCCTACTGCATTTGTTGGTGCATCTTCGGTAACTTCCACTTCTTCTTCTCCAGTAAGAGAGTGGACAAATGACATAAGGTTAGCTTTGTTTAAAGTCTTGTCGTCTATTCGCTCACGCTTTAACATTTGTTTAAATCTGCGTGGGTCCATCCTAGACTTCTCCCACATATCAGAAATTTTCTGGAGTAATTTCTCATCTGTTTTAGGGTTCATTGCCGCCTCGTATATTTCTTTTAAAACTTGTTCTGTCAACCAGTCTGGTAGATGGTCTACCGCCTGATAATGTTCGAAAGACTCCTTGAGATACTTTGGGTCTTCGTCAAGAGTCTCGTGTGATTCCTTCATCAAAAGAGCAGTAGCGGCGGCGACTCCTGCGAGCATCGAACCTCCGCCTGGAATAAAGGACATCATTTTCTTGATGTTCCAAATTACTCTGTCAAGGAGAGTGTATGCCCTCTTTTCCTTCTCATCGGTGAGTTCGGACATCTTCTTGAGCACTCTACCCTTCTTGTCGATAATACCGAGCTTGTAAGCGTCAGTCTTTTCGAAAGGGGTCGCCATCTTCTTGATAAAGAAGAATGCCGTTGCTACGTTGAAAGCCCCCGTCATCAGTCCCATACAGTTCCCTTGTTGCTACTTCTTTTGCGTTATCTTCAAGTGGGATATTTCCCACGTTGATGTTCTGTCCATTAATACCTTTGACATTTCGTGGACAACGATTTGCCAATATTAAATACATCTTCAGAAGCGTCCAATTTTCAGGGGGTATTTTAAAGAATAATAGCCTCTGTGCCGCATCTAGTCTGAAGACATTGAAATACATTATGACATGGTTCAATAACAATCGGGATTTTAAGTCTCCCTTCTTTCTGTAGTTATTGAAGTGTCTATTTATGTACTTCGTCTTATTCACATCCTGTTGAAATTCTCTAGTCGTTGTATGCTCTTTCATTATGTAATTTTGAAAGGCATACAACAACCAGTTTTCATTCGTCAGGTTCTCAAAACGAACCATTCAGCGTTTAGTAACTAGGATCAACCCAGTTCGCGTCTACACCTTCGGTATCGTGTATCAAGGTTTTTCCAGTAGCTTCTTCAATTGCTCTGACAACCTCAATCATGTTGATGTATCTACGTCGCTGTATTCCTGCGTCGTATTCGTTGAAACACCATTCTCCTTTACTGTTGTGAGGAGATATTTGAGTTTCAGTCGCCCCGCCTGGAGTTGAACCAGAGGAGTTCATAACGAATAACTGAGCGAGACCAGAAAGTTGTTTCGCGTACAGATAAGCCTGATTATTGTTGGCCAATGTACCTACCGCTGTTCCGTCTGGTTTTGTTCCTTCAGTTGACAAAATCATTGTTGTGTCAACTTCAGCAGAACCAGCACCAACTCCTGTGTCAGCCGAGCCTGGACCAAGAATAAATGGTGCAGTCTCAATACGAATCTTGGAGTTTCCGTTTGGTCGGTAGTAGTGAAGTCCAGCTCTTCGTGCCGATACGCCCGTTCCTTCTTCAGGAGTGTGCATCGAAACGTTGGAGTTGAAATGGGCTCCGTCTGTGGAAGCTGAGTTCAGGGTCAATGTTCCTGTTGCTCCGTCCCAAGACAATCTTTCTCCTGCCGTATCTGAGTACAGATAGAAGTCTGATGCATTTCCATCTGAACCTACAGCCAATGCTCCGTCTACCTCTACTCCGTCTGTGGAGTTTACGACAAACTTAGCTTTGTTTGTTCCAGATATCCATTGTATCATTCCGTTCGCCAATCCACTCTTACCTGCGGCGGCAACACCATGAATAGTTGTATTGAAACCAACTTGTTCCTGTCCAACTTCTACTGCTCCGTTAGCGTTCAACTCTCCGTTGATTGTCATCTTTGAGTCAGTCGCCTTCATGATAACGTTACCAGAAGCGAAATGGAATGTCGCGTCGTGTTGTGCGGCGAGGTCTCCGTGAATCAAAGCTCCGTGAGACTGAGTGGAAGCGTTGATAGTGAACAAACTGTTCTGAGTGTCCCAAGAAACGAACTTGTCAGCTGCGTTTCCGTTTATCTTGACATCGGAACCTGTTGTCTCATTACCTAACATGGTTGAACCATCTACAACAAGTGCAGATACGCTGTTCGCAACAACTTGTGCCTTCAGGAACTTAGTAGAACCTGTGGCCTTGTCGAAACGAATAGAAGCGGCGGATGAACCAGTCGCCCAAACAAATACATCTTGACCTGAAGTCATGTCACCAAAGTGTACATTTCCTTGTAGGAATGTTGTATCAGCGTTTACTGACAATGCACTTGTTCCGTCAAAACTTACTTTTGCGGTTGGTGACTCTATGTTAACACTCTGTCCGTTGGTACTGTTACCTACGAGAACGTTCGCACTTGCAAGGTTTGCTTCTCCGTACAAGTTGTATGTTCCGTAATGGTTCATTACCAAGGAAGTATTTACTGTGTTGTCACCAATCTCGATTGAACGAGTAAAGTTGGTATTTCCGTTTACTGTGAACGTGTCGTTAGCGGCCGTCCACATTACATTTCCTTGTTGGTTCTGACCATACATTGTCAGGTTTTGCCCAGTCGTACTATTACCAATAGTTAGATCGGAGGGAATGTAATTAAAAAAGTTAGCGAGAGTTATCTTCGTGTTTCTCGCACTTGGGTTAAAATCGATTAAATGAAGAATGTCATCTGATGATGCTAACGATATCTCCGTTAAATCGGTTATTTTTCTATCAGCCATAGTATCCTTGACTAGGGTTTATTATTAAATTACGAAACGTTTCACTTACTGTTCGCGTATCACGCTTGGCTTATAATAGTCCAAGTTCTGACCGCTGTTCATTCCATAAGTGTCACCTTTGGAATAGTCTGTGTCGCTGAAGTCCAGATTACCACTTGAGTCTGTCTGAACTTGAACTCCGTAGAGATGCTCGATAGTCTGTAAAGACTGGTCAAGGTTCATCCCTGCAGCTTTGTAGAGTTCCAATAGTCTGTATATTTGTAACTGGGAGATGTCAGGCTTGCCATATATCTCGGCTGAGTCGGCTATTTGTCCGTCCCACATTCCTTCGGCTATCATTTTTTCCTTGACTCCGAATTCTTTGTCAACTGCTTCCCAGTCAAATGAATATCTCTCGTTGAGGTATTCTTGTCTTTCTCGAATCATGTCATCGATATCTCGTATGCCTGTAAAGGCTTCGACTTTGACTTTTTCTTTTTTACCTGACATTTTTACCTTTTCTTTATCTTTTTTAGGAGTAACAGGAGACTTTTTGCCCATACCTGTTATTGGTCGACCCATTGAGTCGGTAGCTGGTGGTGCTTCTGCGTCTGCTGCAGCTGGAGGTGGTGCTTCTCCTTCTGGTGGAGGCTCTTCGCCGTCTCCGACTGGTTCTCCTTTTTCATCACCTTTGGGTGGAGGTTCGCCCTCTCCTGCGTCATCTTTAGGTTTCTCTTCGCCTTCTCCCTCTTCTTTGTCGGGACAGACGCAGTCATCACCTTTTCCTTGACACTCAGGACAAACTTCGTCACCATCTTTTTCTTCTGGTTTCTCTTCACCATCGGCCTCAGCTTTTAACTGCTTCTCTTCTGCCTTCTTGGTCTTCTCTTCAGTCCTCGCCTTCCGCACTTCTTCTTTGTGAGTCGCGTGGACCATGTCTACGATTTTATGTGCTAGGTCAGCGTATTTGGACATAGTTTCCTTGAGATAAATATTCTTCGTTTCTGATTCTAGGGTCTACGACAAAACCATTCTGTTTCATCCACTCAGTTCCCATGAGGACTGGATAACCCATGTGAGACCTGTCTGATAATGAGAAATCAACCATATATGTCTTCCCTTTGAAGTGCATTGGTATCTCAACGACTGGTCGTTTTTCTTTGTCAGTTCCTACTGCACCCATGACAACCTCATAATCCTTAATAGGAAAAGTTGCCATCTTACCAGTATCACCAACTTTAAACATTGCTTTCTTTTTAGTGAGCTTTAAGTCACGAGCATCGAGTGTAGCAGAACCAGAGTTTCCAGTATCCATCTTACACATCATTTCTCCCCAAGCAAAACCTACTGGTTCAATTACTCCAATTGGTAAGGACTGTTTTGTCCAGTTGGTTTTCTCTGAGTAGAACTCGTAAAGAACTTCGATGAGTTGTTTTCCATCGATGTCTTCTTTCTCTTCGATATCGTAATATTTAGCTGAAACGCCTGGCGAGCCATTGACTTCTAGAACTGTCAATTCCCCACTTCGGTTAACTGCAATATCAACTCCAGATAGTCTCATACCTAGAGCATCAGTCGCACGTTCAGCGAGTGACTTCATTTTATCTGAGGGTTTGTAAGCTTCAAAGTCTCCACCCAAATCTACATTAGTTCGAAAGTCTCCTTTCGCAAGATTTCGTTTAAGACCAAACCTAGCCTTTCCCTCCATACAGATAACACGAACATCATACTTGAGGTCAAAGAACTCTTGAGCTATGAGTTGTGCGTCTGTCTGTTTTGAGAAAGCATCTACGACACCTCTGAGTGATGATTGACTTTCCATCTTCATCACTCCCTTACCCTTAGAACCTGTGATGGTCTTCAACATCATTGGGAACTTTCCTCCCAAAGCCTCAACCACCTCATCGGTTATTCCTGAATGAATAACTGCAGTCTTTGGAGTTTCAACACCTTTAGCCTGAAGAATACGAGCAGTAGACAACTTATTACGAGCTGACTCCATCGCGTCCATCGAGTTTAAGAATGGAACTCCTGCCTGTTCGACCGCTTTAGCAACACCCATTCGACCTTCGTCCATTAATACTGAACCAAGAGGAATAGCAAATGTGTTGTTTGGGTCCACAGACAATGACTTGTTCTCCCCATCATAGTTGTGGATGACTAGCTTGTTGTCCTCAACTAGATGTGTAAATGCTTTGTCAACATAGACAATATGTACGTTTTCATGTTTCAACCAATATTGTTGAGGGGTTGAATCCTCTGGCTTAACCACACAAAGAACCAAAAATGTTGGAGTATTGGTCTCTTCCATCAATCTCTGATAGGAAACTTTTTCCTCCTGCATTTTTACTTCTTGCAATATTTCTCGTTCTGGAAAATACTCATCCCACTCAAACTCACTCCAGTCTTCTTTTATCTTCATCGCCTTTCTTAATGCCATATACATTTTCTTGGCGTCGTTGTCGTTTAGTTTTGAAGGAACCCCTTGTTTGAAATCACCAAACTTGTTGGTGGCAGCGAGTTCTCTCATCTTACTAGCCGACATTCCAGAAACATCTTCTGCGTCTGGGTCTCGTTCTCCTGCTGAAACAACTTCAAAATGTTTTCCAACTGACTTAGTTGGGTCAGTATGGTTTACATATTTGGCGAACTGAGCTTTGAACTGAGGAACCCTGTCGGACCCTGCTACCATAATCAGTCTCGTATATCCTTTGTCACGTAAGTCGTAGGCAACATCAAACGCGGTTCTAGCATCATCCTGTTGGACGAGCTTTCCAAAAGCTTTCTTCGCGATAGCGACTTTGAGTTTATATGGTAGGGGGTCTTTTTTTGGATTCTCTGTATGAGACAAGTATAGGAATGGGTCAGCGGAGTTCTTCTTTGCGACTTTCTCTATAGTTTTCGCAAGAAGTTCGTGACCTGTCGTTGGAGGGTTTAGACGGCCAAATGCAAATACTGCCGTCTTCCCAGTATCTTCTCTGAACTGAAAAAATGACTTACTCATTATTTCTTCTGTGGTTCCACTTCAAATACTTTTTTACGCTCGCCTGGTTTTACTGAACCTTTACCTGGCAGGCCTGGTTTTGCTCCCCAACCTTCTTGTTTTTGTTGTGCAGCTTGTTCCCAATATTTCTGGTGATTTACTGCCCCTTTTTCCTGAGCGGCACGAACTGCCTCTTCGAATGTCATATTCTCTTTGACTTGTTCTTCACCTTTTTTGTTCTTCTTAATAGCTTTATGTGTCTCTGGCTTCATGGTAACCTTGTGGGTCTTTCCACCAATTTTGACCGAATCTTTCCCTTGAGAAGCGGCGTGAGCGATGGCACCCATAAAGGTTTCTTCCTCAGGCTTAACAGCTTTCTTCTCAGAAAGGTTCTCGACAGCTTTTAAATCGATATTCATTTCTGATTCCTCGTTGTATTGTTTAATTAACGCCATGTTTTGAGCGACGTAAGTATTAAAAACAGTTTCAGGTTTAGCGTTTTTCATGGCTATCCCAATAAAGTTATCCTTCTTTGCTAACTTCTTCATCTTACCCAAATCGAACTTGACCTTTGGCATTTGCATTTCGTCAACTTGTTCTTCTTGAGCATTGATATTTCCAGCTCCACCATCTTGACCTTTAACCTTATTAGATTTCCCATCTTTGTGGGCTCTCTCTTCAGGGTCAGGTTTATGCTCAGGTTTGTTTCCTTTAATGAAAACATCCCTGTCATCCTTGGTGGCTCCAGATTTGAATAATTTTGATTCGTAGTCGGAAGTCTTTTTCGAGAGGGGATGTTCTTGATGACCACTCTTCTCGCCTGGCGTATCTACGTACTTCTCATTCACTACGCTCTTGATCTGGTGCTCCAGTCTCATCTTCGTCCTTCTTTGTGTATACTTGATTGACCGCATCAATGAGTGACCTTGTAAGAGGGTCGTGATTGGTCTCGTTTGGGTTAAGTCTTTTCTGTCTAGAAAACCTGTTTAAAAGTGGATTGTCCATTAGCCCCAGTTCTTTATTGCATTAAAATTGTTCATCGAGAACTCCAGTCTATCTATAAGTTTGACTGCTTTGCCTCCAGATATTGCTACAAAACCTTCTGGGTTGGTAACTTTAAAACCTGTGTCCGTCTTGACGAAAGTATCTGTCATGCCTTTAATTTTTTCCAGTTTATGAGTGATAAAGTTTTTACAAACTTGGAAAGCTCGCATGACATCGAATATCATTTTTATCTGGTCTTTTCGGTCCTCTAGAGTATCTAGGAGCAACTGCATCGCTGCGGTCTTCTTGTCCTTGGTCGCTTGAGTCTTGACTTTATCTATCGCTTTCAAGTGTTTTTCTTCGATATGTTTTATGACTCCTGCCGCCATTTTTGCCGTATCTCTGATGGGTTGTCCTGCTCTAACGTTCTTATTTATGTACGCTTTCATGTCAACTGTCAAGGCGTTATCTTCAGCGATAGCGTTCAATACTGACTTGTCGACTTTTCTCCCTAGAGTATCTATGAGTTTGAGAAATCTGTCTATTATTGCTGTTTGTCTTTTGGTCCAGTTTACAGTTCCGCCCAAGTCCTTAACTGATGCGTCCTTTATCCAACATCCTTTCGCTTTCGTTCTTGATGCGTCAACTCCAAAAGAAGCTTTCATATCTGCGAGAGTTGGACCTCCAGTATATTTGGTATGGAATACGATTCCTAACTGAGCTTTCTTCATCTCTTTTTCAAGAGGAGTTCCAGAAGGAACTGCATAGACAATGGTATTTGGTTGGAAAGTCGTATATTGCTTTCCCTCGATTGTCTCTGAAGCAAAGTCTCCAGTTGTCCACATCATGTCTCCCTGCCAAACTTCCTTCGCAGGAATGTTGGCCGTAGACAATAACTTGAGGGCTAGTTTTAGTTTTGGATTGAGTCCTGAAGATGCGTAGTATTCGTCTGCATCTGCATCGGACTTAACAAGTTTGGGGTTGTTCGCGAAGACACCTTTTGTTCCAACAAAGAAACGACCATCGGCTGGGTCTTTACCACAAAAAACAGCAGGAGCGCCGTCCCACTTCATTGTGATATTCGTTTCTCCTTTAGACTGTCCTGCGAGCATGTCTCGTAAGGCGACAAGGAAGTCGCGAGCCGTCTTGACTCCTTCGACTCCACCATTGAGAACTTCATCTTCCAAGTGTTCAAGATGAACGTTCTTTCCTTCTTTAGATTCAACGAAAAACCATTTTCCGTCATCTGTCTCCGTTACCTGTTTGAAGCTGAACAAAGAAATCCTCTACTGTAGCAAAAGGTTTATCATAGTTTAAAACAAGAAGTTCTTCACCCATCGACTTTTCCTTCTTGGTCGATGCGGCTTTCGCAAACTCCTTAGTTTCCCATAGGTACTTGTATTTAGGAAACCACTGCTCTAACAAATCAAAAGCATAGTAAGAAAGAGACCACTTTCCTTGGGACGCTTTTAGGGTATTTGCCAGTCTTTCGTGGTCATCTACATCAAAGTCATGAGCTGAATAATAGTTCTCTGTCTTCCAATATGGAGGGTCGACATAAAAATAAGTAGCAGGAGAATCGTATTTTTCAATTACCTCCTGAAAATCTAAGTTCTCTGTGTTAGTTATACGACTGAACATTTCCTGCCACTTGTGACTGTACAATTTATTCTTAAACGAGTCAAGCTTACAAGTGTATTCTCCTTTGTAGTCCATGAAGGTCGCCTTCTCTGGAGCTGTTCCTGAGAAAACTTGAGTCAGTACATATGCGTACTTGCAAGCTGTTTCGTATGGGTCTTTTATCTCGTAACCATCTGCGAAGATTTCATCTCTCCATTCGATGAACTTCTGTTCGAACTCAGGTGGAGTTTCAGACACACCCTTTTGTTGATGAGCGTAGTCTGGTTCGCATAACTTAGCGAACAATGCCGTTGGATGACGGGCACATTCGAATAGGTTGGTATTGAGTTGATTGAAGTCGTTGTAAACGACTGTCTTTAGATTGTGAAAGTATTTGTGGTCTAGGTTGAAGAAAACCCAGTACATTCCACCAAAGGTTTCAACGTATGTTTCGATGTCTTGCGGGACATATTCCTTTATCCATTTACCTATGGAAGACTTCCCACCAATATAGGATATCATTTTGGTTTAATAAAGGACTCAGCTTTCAATGCGGCTCGATGAAATAATTCAGACTTCACCTCTGGGATGTTCGTCTGTACAAATCTGTCCAGAACATCTGACTGGGAAACGTTCCCTGTGGCGACATAGTCATACGCCAGTTCTGAAGAATAAGATTCTAGAGTAATAGGATGAACCTTGTTGTAAACAGGGTCGCTATCAGTGATAACTCCTACGCTGATAATGGAAGTTACCTCATGTAGAATGACTTTGGTGAAATCGTGTTCCAAGTTCGCTAGAACTTGAATAGGAATCGTGATAGCCCTTGAATATATCTGAGGGGAACAATAAAACTTGATGTCTATCGTTGTGTCGGTAGAAGTTCCATCAACATAACATACATTCTCATCTAGGTCCGCAACTTGTTCAACTTGAAACTTTGTCTGCAGTTTTAGTTCTTCACTTAACTGGTTTGAAATTTTATTCTCAACAATGCCCCAGTCCACATGACAGTTCTGGACAAAATGTTGCCAGACACGATTGGAAGTCTCTATTGAAGCATTGAGTTTTTCAATACGTTGTTCTTCTGTTAAGTAGTCCATTCACCAAACTCTCTTTTATTTGTCATACGATTATCAGTTCCGCGGTCAAAGACTGGAGTATCATCCTCTTTGTCTTCTCCGTTTTTATGTGCTGGTTGTGTTATTACTGACTGGTCTTCAACATCATACAGACGCATTTTTGACCTGTCAATTCCCATAACAAACCTACGATTCGTTGAAGGGTCGCCGTAACGATTCTTCAACTGTTTCCCAACTATCATACCTTTCTCATCCAATTCCTCGCTTGAGGTCAAGGCTAGAAAAAAGTCTGCAGTTGCAGGAAGTCCAAAAGATTCTGATGTGTCTCCTAAGTCAACATCTGAGGACATGAATCCTGTTCTGTTAACTTGAGTTGCAGTAACGATAGGTAAGTTATTTTCGACTGCAAATCCCCGAAACTCTTCGGCGATGGACTTCACCAAAGTGTACATATTAGAAGCGTTCGCTCCTCTAATACGAGAGGATGCACAAATATTAAGATAATCGATGTAGATGATTTGTGGTGTAAAGTTTTTCTTTATCTTCAGTTCGTTTAGTAAATGTCTGAAGTGACCGACATGAGCGGCGGCGGTTGGGTACTCTTTAACTATTAACTTTCCCTTGACCATCTTGTTTATAGCATCAACCTTAGAAGTATATAAGTCTCTACTAAGGTCTCGCAAATCTTGGAGTTTTACATCAAGAAGGTTCGCATCTATTCTTTCTGCGATTCGTTCTTCTGACATCTCCAAAGTAATATAAAGAACATTGTGTCCCATATTTAGGTTCGCTGCGGCACAATGACACATGAAGAGAGACTTTCCTACTCCTGTTCCCGCCATAATAACGTTCAAGGTTTTGTTAGGAATTCCCCCATCTGTAATCTTGTTCATATACTCAAGGTCAAATGGAACTTTGAATTCTTTTTTGTGGTAGAAGTCAAATCTTTCTTCCCAGTCTTCGATATAGTCATGACCTACTTTTGAGTCAAACGAAACTGCGAGAGCATCGGACAGGAGTTTGGGTATCGCTCCTCTATCCATTTCTTTGGACTTTCCATCGTAAATATTGATGGACTCCATGATGGAATTATAGATAGCTTTTGACTGACACCAGTTCTCAGTCTCTTCGAATAACCACTCTTGATTCACATCCTCAGATGGGTCAAAGAGTTTGTTGATACTTTCGACTGTTCCACGAAAGACATCTTCTGATAATCCCTGCTTTTGGTTCAGGTCAATTATCAGACTTTCTAGACTGGGAACTGCATTGTATTTGAGGAGAAAGGTTTCTATTTCGGTAAAGACCTGTTTGTCAATATGGTCTGCGAAATATTCTTTCTTTATAAAGGGAAGAGCCCTACGAGTGAACTCTTCATTAGTTACCAACTGGCGGAGTATTGTGTTCTCTAGACGCATTTATTTTTGCCATTATATCTACTGCAATGTTCACGACAATTTCTTCAAACTCATCCTTGTCGTACTGGGATGTAAATTCTGACACATCTAAAGTTTCTGCAACTGCGATAATTTCATAGTCGCACGCGAAGGGGTATGAGCCGTCTTCATTCTGAGATGAGTCTTGGTAGCCCATGCTCTTAATTTTGAAGACAACTCCTTCATACTTTTCGTGTCTAAGTAGGATTACTGGTTCAGCAGATTCTTTGTCTACTGGGTTTTCAATAAATGAATAGTCTAGGTTAACCTCGGCTTCCCTTGGTTCTGTTTCTAAGTGTAGTGTATCATGTTCCATTTGGGTCACTCGCTGATGCGAACTCTTCTGTCGCTGTTTCTTCGTTTGTTTCACCGACTTCGTTCTCGTAGTTTTCTGCCCCATACTTGAACTCTTGTGATACGTTTTCTTCTATTTGTTTCATCACCTCTTCCGTGAAGTAAGCTTCAGGGTTTTTCATAATTTCCTTCGAATAGACTTTCTTGTCGCCGATATCTACTCTACTCCCTGACATTTTCCAGATATTGTAACCTACGGCAAAATCGACCATGCCATGCCATCTTGACAGTCCACCTGAAAAGGTGATGAGACTCTCGACTTTTTTGTTTTCTATTGTGAGTCGAGACTTGTAATTTCTGCAGGTGACGATGTTTCCAACCTGCTCTGTTCCATCCTTAAACTTTTTCTTAGTCAGGAACAGGATATTTGATGCGGCGAATTTAAGTCCCGCACCTCCACCCATTTCCTTGGTAGGTACATATGCTCCAATAACTTCGTAAGTATGGTTAGTCATAAAAATGGGAATTCCTGCGGCGCCTGCTTTGAGAGTCAGAACTCTGAAAGCTCCTCTTATGAGTTGGGCTCGGGTCATGTCGCGAGTATCCTTCCCCGCTGCGATATCTTCTACTTCTTTCTGAGTAGACAACATACCTAGTGAGTCAAGACAAATTACTAAAGGTGGTCTATCTTCTTGTGGAAGTTCAAGGTGTTTGTCGATAACCTTGATAGCTTGATTTCTGAACTCTTGTATTGTAGTCACAGGGATGATGACCATGCGAGAGGAATCGATACCTCTCTGTTCTATCATTAGTTTGCTAATCGCAGACTCAGATTCAAAGTATAATACCCCACCAGTTGGCTCACGTTCAAGAAAGTTCCTGACCATGCTAAGTAGGAAAAATGTTTTTCCAGTAGCTTGTTCTCCAGCAATGGCCGTGACTTTGTTGCCAGCAAACCCCCCATAGAGAGAACCACTAACAAGAGCGTTAAGGGCATAACTACCAGTGTCAATATAATGGGTAACATCACCAGTTCCCACACCTTCTTGTACGATTGATGCGTATTCATTTCCTGTTACCTTTACTAAGTCGTTTAAATAACTCATTTCTTTTTCATTTCCAAAACTCGCCAATTGTGTGGCTGATTATTAAAGAAGTTCAACATCGACTCCCAAGAATTCAGGTCGTATTCTATCCATGAGTTTTCTTCATAGGGATGTTGAACCTTTACGTGTATTATACCATTGAATGGTGGGTATGTCAAGTTGATTTCTTTTTTATGCCCAGAAAGCGTCCAGCGTCGTGGTCTCTTCAAGGTTCCACCCAATCTTGTCCACCAGTTCCGCAAGCGGCGTATAGAAGGTTTTTTCATACATTCGATTTCTGTCAACGTATTTGTCTAATCCCATTTCGTCTGGGAGTCCGTCAACCATAGCAATAACATTCTCGTGAATAGGGTTTGGCATTTGAAGATACACAAACTTTATCTTCTCACCCTCTTGTATTTTAGCAAATGCTTTATCCAGTTTTTTCTCTTTGAGAAAATGGTTATATAACAAAGAACCTCTAACATGGATAGGGCAACCCTGCTTATAGATTTCCCTTCTTGAACCATACTTGTCCAAACCTTTTACAGACCTTGGAAAAGCAATGTTCTCTACTGGTTCATTATTGAATGACTCTTTGAAGAGTTTGTTGAACTGTTGAAGTTCCTCTTCGGTCTTAGTCATAATGATACTGTAAGCTTCTTTCAACTTGACTCTGCAAATCTCAGGAGTTGATGACCTAACAGACTCCAAACCCATAACCTTGAGTTTCGGCTTTTCGTATTGAACTCCCTCATTATTCCATACATTTAGGATGTATCGTTTCTTCGCAGTCCATACTCCTCTATCGGAAATACCTTCCCTAGCCATCACCATTTTCTGTTGAAACGCCTGAGTGTAAACAAACAGTTCTTGGTATGCTTTATCCAAAATTCCTTGTATCGGACCTGAACCCACTTTGTCGAGATACTTAACGATAGCTTTTTTGTTCTGAACCAAAGCGTCATCTGACTCGCTCATATCAAAAGGCAAATCCTCGTAAGTCTTCTTAACAAGTGGTCCGCAGTTAACATAAATAGAGTCAGTATCAGCGGCGATGATATAGTCTTTTTCAGTTCCCAACATATTTTGAAGAGTGTCATTAACTGTCTTCTCCGCGGTTCTGACTGATAACTGTCCTGCGAGAGTAATAGCTTCAGCAATGTCTCTATCGTAATATCTGAAGAACTCGTTTCCTATCGCTCCGTATGCTGAGTTGAGAGATATCTTCCGAGCCATCTGCATATTGTGATAATATGATATCTGTTTCAACTTAACAGGGTCTTTGTCTTGTTCGTAGAGTTGTTGAGTTTCTAACATTTTCTTTTTGAAACCCACTCTATCGTTGTAGAACATCTCAAGTATCTCTGGAAGAAATCCTTGTTTGTCAGTCTTGAACATCGCACCATTTGGTGTAACTGTGACTCCCTTCGGAAGTTCGTATTCCCTGTCCAACATTTTCTGGACGCCAGGCACTTCTGGAGTCATCCCTACTTTTGTCTCAAATGAAATGTTGTACTGCATAATCAAATGAGGATAGAGAGAGTTGAGGTCAAAAGACATAACCCACTCATGCATACCCACATGCGGGTCTTTCACATAAGCTCCTTCAACTGAGCCAAGACTCTCAGTCTTCTCATATGTCGTTCTCAACGGAGTCACTATTTTCTTACGCCAGAGATAATCGTATATCTTGTTATCCCACATTTGCATCTGGGAGAAACAGGCGTTTGGATTACATTTCATCGACACAGTCAAAATGACTGCGTTCTCTAGAAACCTATTCTTGTCATCCATCTGGACAACCAATTCAACATCTTTGATGTTGTAGTCGATGAACTTCTGATAGTCTCGTTTATGTAAAGTGTAAAGGTTTGAGTATTCGTCAAAAGAGATTTTACCTACTCCCAATTCTACGTGTGCAATATGGTCGAGTCGATATGACTCTTGGGCTGTGTAAGTAAACTTTTTATAGACCTCAAGGTAGTCGAGAGAGTTGATACCTTCGATGGTTATTTCATCAAGGTGTTGGTTACCCATGTTGACTACTGTCTTGAAGACTCGATTCCAAGGTGAGAGTTTTAATGCAAACTTCTCATCTCCAAACAAACGAGTCAGTCTATTGTAGA